CTCTTGTGGTACGGTGTGGCTCTTGCTCCTCTGTTGGGCAGCCAGTAGCTCGGTTGGAAGATTTCCGATGATAGTAGCAGACCTCGCTATCTGTTCTTCGGGTGTTAGTTTTTTAGCTTTCGTTACCATGATTTTCTCCTTCTATAGTATATAGGATTAGAACTGTAAGTCATTGATTTAACTAGGATCGACATTATAGCATGGCTCACATTGTGAATCGTATTGCTCGATGTCATCGGACGTGAGCGGGATTCGGCAGTCCTTACAGCGGGGTCGCCGGTCTTCATCATCGTAGTACGCCAATGTGTAGCTTTCGTTCACCTGGATTTCTCCTGTAATATTAAGGGGTTAGAGTATTAAAATCAAAAACCTAGTGTTTTAGCCATTTCTTCGCCCCAATCCTATATACTATGAGGGGTAAAAGTGTGTCCGACACTAGAAATTATGAGCATTCTTGTGGCTCCATCGGATAAACAGCGAGACTGAACAGCAACCTTTGAGGACGGGGACAAACTGTCGTTATAGTGATATTGATCGAGGCTTGGGCCTGCCTTTGTATAATAGGTCGACAGATACCGCTGAACAGTACCAAGATTGCACCCGCTAGAGAGGCTGATCACGAACGTCCTCTCAATAAGACAGGTGCAAGTTTTTGCGTACTGTTGTAAATAAACAACACTATTGGAGATGCTCCGGTATCAGTGGTTCTCGCAAATCTTCCACCATACCTAATGCTTCTGTGAGCATATCATCATTTCCATTTTGCGCCTCTTGTATAGCGCAGTGTATCCATTCAAGTTTCTCATAGTCAGTCATAATAATTCTCCTATGTCATCAGAAAGTGAGCGTACCAATCGCCGGTCCCGCAGGCAACGAAACCTAGCGCAGCGCGACTCGTGGAACCGTACCAAGAGCGGAGCCATGAAAGACCGCTCAAAGTACAGTAGGAAAAAAAGGACGCGTGATCTATTTGTCAACATCGACGCCTAAATCCTCTGTAATCCAAGCCATAGCGGTACAGATATCGTCCCACTCATCTTCTGTAATCGCCTCTAAAGGCTCTCGATTTTTCATAGCATCATCCCAAGTTGTTCTCGCCTTATGTAGGCCGTTCCAGATTGCCTCAAGATGCGAATTTGTGTGATTGCGTCTTAGTTCCATGGTATATCTCCGTTTACTTTAGAATCTTTCCTAGACTGCCGATAATAGCACAGTCTAGGGGATTCTGGTTAGTTTATAGGTTTACTCCCAATTGCAAGGACAGTTTTCGATTGCAGAACCTAGCTGCTCATATTCTGACTTGTCTAGTCTGAACACTAGGGTTCCACGATCATTGGTTAAGGCAAACTCGAAAGCGTAGTTCTCAGGGTCTGCCTTTGGGTTCATTAGTTCAATATCAAATTTCATAATCATTCACTCCTTTTCGTTGCTTCAAGTGTATTTATGCCGGTACCGTATGAATGACAGGCGTTGCAAAGCCAATACAGCTCCTTCGTTAAAGTCTCATCATCTACTATTATCCAACCATGATGCCGGTCTTTGGGTGTCTCTTTTTCACACCATTCACATTCAACAGTTGTCATTACGGCCTCCCGTGTATGATTAGCCCAACAATGAATACAGCGACTATGAAACCAACTAAGATAGCAGTCATTAGGCAGCCTCTAGCGCGTAGGTTCTATGCTCTACACCGCGCCCACTAGGAATTGCCGTGTAACCGTGTGGCCCATAAGCCACAATAAAAGAATCCCAAACACCGTATTCATTAAGGCCAATCTTTTCTATTAGCGCCTTAATAGCCTCCACAGCGTTACCTTCTGGCTGTAGTGCATAGTCATATGATACGGTAGTTTGATGCCTAAAGCCTTCCCCACGGTCTATTGTGGCCTTGTAGCGTGGTCCACGGTAGTTAGTGGGGCCAAGATATTTTGATGTGATGTACATTAGGTTTCCTCTATTAGTGAATTGATTGGATTAGTTGACTGGCGATAAGTCTGGTTAGGTTCCAGTCTCTAGCGCTAGGCTCGCCAGTGTAGGTTACAAACATGTTCTCCAGACCCATGTCTGTTCGATACCATACCTCATACCGTACTTTACCGCTGATTGGGTTTAGTCTTTCGTCGAGCGGTTGGCTTTTAGTTGGCCATGCTTTAATAATGTTCTCTTTTCTCATGTTTCTGGCTCCTGTTTAGGTTTTTTGCTCCAGTGGTGTTAAAGATACTCTCATGTTCTGAGCTTGTCAACAATTATTTCGCGCCCATAAAAATAAACATACAACACCTCTCTTATACTGATAACCCTATAGGGAGATATAACTAGGTGGTCTGTAGATTTCCTCAAGGCCTGTAGATTTCCTCCGAATACTATATAGGTAGTCCTAACACACACATCAGTTCAAACCAACCGGTTCCGAACCCGATAACCTGAAGAAGTAGGAAGCCTACTAACTACTCCCACGGGGGAAGCCTATAGCCTGCCTCTAGAGGAAGCCTCCAAGCCTCCCTCCCGCGCGTAATATAGAGGCTACCTCGGGGCGGGGCACCCCCTTTTTATTTTTACGTAAACGTAGATATCGTATCCATGCAGCGGTGAGGAAACCTAAGTAATATAATCAAATGATGATGAAGCCTAGATAACTTGAATCCCAAGCATTACAATATGACTATCCCCCCGATAGACTACATATTAGCCAACGAGTTAGACTTCTGCTCAGGAAATATCGTCAAATACGCCAGTAGATGGAATAGGAAAGGGACTCCCACAGAAGACTTAAAGAAAATCATTGAGTACGCAAACATACTACTACTGAGAAACCAATAAATGATAGACCATGAAATACCTCCGAAACGCCGCACCGTGGGCTTTAAAAGCCTATCTGGTCTGGTCAATATGCGTAGACTGCGTAGCCGTGGGGACTATTCTGTGGTTTGTGTTGGGTTAGTACAGTGGCTTTAGAGTCAAGAGGAGGTTATCTCCAGCCATACAGGCCAGGATTCTGGGCAGTGGACTATGATCCAAATGCTGCCCTGTGGAACAGGCAGAAGTATATTGACCCCAGAACTGGAAAGGTTTGGGAATCTCTTGAGGAAGCCTTGAGATTTATTGGTGTGGATCATGTAATGCCCGATATAACAGCGAGGGATGTGAACCTTCCTCCTGGACCTCCTGGTGAGGCAGCCTTTAGGATTTCTCAGGAAGTCCCAACGATACTCCCAAGACCACCAGGTCCAGCCCCCGTGGTTACTGCTGTTCCTGAGGTTTCAAGTGGTGTACCCGTACAGAGGGATGACATATCTAATTGGCGTGTAAACCAGGAGCATGAACTCAGGAAGGCTATAGAGAGGGAGGAAACCGAGCCTCAATTCCAAAGCATTGATACCTCGATGCTGAGTCGCCTGATTCCTTCTGCACAAGCCAGTGATCTGGCTCCCTTACCACGTCCTCCTACCAGTGAGGAATTGTGGGAAGATCGCATTGATAGAGGTGTTGCTTTACAGGAGTTGTTAGCCCTTGAGGAAGCCCCTTCTGGCCCAACTCCTCTAAGACAGCCTCAGATCGGCCCAACACAGCTTAAACAGCCAGAAGTTGGACCTTCTCTTTTAGAACCTCCCCCCATCAGATCAAGGACTATTGATCTCCCTGGGGGTAAGATAGTCAATGGGAAGTTAGTTCTGGATGAATCTCCCGAAGCATGGGCAGAGTTTATCAACCGCAAGGTTGAAGTTCCCCGTGTAGAGAGGACTGAAGAGGCTGCCCCTGAGAGTATTTTAGATGGGTTGAAAAAAGAGGGGACAAGCCTACTAGATGGTCTGGAATCCTTAAACAGGGACGATATAATCCAGAATATACTGGGTCTACTCCATCCAATATCTGCTGCTGAGGGTGCGGATAAGGGAAATAAATCTTATGCAGACATCGCTATAGATTTTATAAAAGATAAGGAGAACTACCGTGGTAAGGTATTCGATGATTTTGGGACAGATAGGATAGGATACGGTAGATCGCCAGACGCTAGTGAAACCACAACGACAAGAGCAAAAGAAGATAAGTGGATAAAGTCGTATGTGAGCGATTTGGGAGATTTTATAGATGATGTTGTAACCATTGATCTTTTGCCAAACCAAAAGGCTGCTTTAGTTTCTCTTGTTTTTAATGTAGGTGAATCAGCCTTCAAGAAAAGTAAGGCACTGACCGCATTAAATAATTCGGACTATGATAAATTTAAGAAAGAAGCATTTTCTAAGAGCGATGGATTTGTGAGGTCTGGAAAAATAGACCCCAATACCGGAAGGAAACCATTTGTTGAGGGTCTTTACAACAGAAGGCGAGACGAACAAAAACTATTTTTTAATTATAAAGGATAAGATTATGGCTAACGGATTACCAATGCCGAACGGAATGCCCGTAGGCGGACCCCCAATGGGTGGCCCCGGAGGAGGCCCACAGGACGAGGTAGGCCAATTACTCGCCCTACGTGAACAGATTGACCAGAGACTCGCAGAACTCATGGGAGGCCCACCGCCTGGTGGAGTCCCTGGAGCGATGCCAGCCGGTCCTCCTATGGATGCGATGCCACCCGGAGGGATGCCCCCAGGATTGCTTGCATGAGAACTGAGAAGCAAGAGGCTTTTATCGAAGCCTATTGTTTAACGGGAAACGCCGCTAAAGCAGCGGAGATGGCAGGCTATTCTGAGAAAGCCTCCAAACAGAAGGGATGGACTCTTAAAAAACAATTCGCTGATGAAATAGCCGAAAAGACTAGGGAGATGATGGCAGATGGTATACCCGGAGTCCTGGCTAAACTCCACGAATTGATCAATGAGGCTACCTCTGAAGCCGTAAAGCTGGGAGCAATTAAAGACTTCTTGGACAGAGCAGGGTTGAAACCTGTCGATAAAGTGGAGCAGAAAGTCTCCCACGTCGAGAGTGCTTCCCTTGATGAACTGAAGCGAGAACTTGAGGCTTTGACTGGCTCCTCTGAACCAGAGGAACTCCCGTCTAGGCTCAACTAATGCCCATTCAACGGTGTACGCTAAAAGGCGGTAAAAAGGGATGGAAATACGGAAAATCTGGGAAATGCTATGCAACTAGAGCAGGCGCTGAACGTCAAGCCAAAGCGATCCACGCCAGTGGCTACAAGGAAAGAACTAGAGCAAGCAGTAGAAATCGCTAGGGAGATAAGAACCCGTGAACGCTTCAATAAGCTCGACTTCTATGACCCCTACCCCTACCAGCTAAACTTCCACAAAACAGGCTCAGAGGCCAACCAGAGGCTTCTGATGGCTGCTAACCGCATAGGTAAGAGTTATTGCGGGGCAGCGGAGTTAGCCTTCCATACAACGGGCCTCTATCCATCTTGGTGGAAGGGTCGAAGGTACCGGCAGCCAATTATCGCGTGGGCTGGGGGTGTCTCAAATGAAACGACACGCGATATCGTTCAATACGAACTATTGGGTTCCCCCGATGACCCAGAAGCCTTTGGGTCCGGTGCTATACCGAGAAATCTAATAATAAAGACCGAGAGGAAGCCTGGGGTTCCAAACGCAAAGAGCGTAGCTCTAATTAAACACGTTTCCGGTGGGAACTCTTCTTTATTCTTCAAAGCCTACGAAATGGGCGTAGAGAAATGGCAGGGAAGATCAGTAGACTGTATATGGCTGGATGAGGAGCCGAGCAGGGAAATATACTCTCAAGCAGTCACTCGAACATTAGACCGTAAGGGTATGGTTTATATGACTTTTACCCCAGAGCAAGGGATGACGGAAACGGTCGCATCCTTTATGAACAACCTCCAATCGGGGCAGTCTCTAACCAACGCCACATGGGATGATGCCTCAGAGAAAATCTTCTCCCAGAGTGGAGAAAGAGGCCACCTCTCAGAAGTCGTAATGGAGCAGATTCTTTCCTCATATTCCCCACACGAAAGGGAGATGAGAAGGAACGGCAGACCTTCCATTGGTTCAGGATTGGTCTTCCCTCTAGGGGAGGAGAAGGTCATGGTTGAGCCGATGGAGATACAGTCCCATTGGCCGAGGATCGCTGCAATAGACTTCGGATGGGACCATCCTACGGCAGTTGTATGGTGTGCATTGGATAGGGAATCTGACATATTCTACGTCTATGATTGCTATAGGGCGTCTAAAGCAAGCCCCTCTGTTCATGCAGCAACGATAAAGACCAGACCACATTTCATTCCCATAGCCTACCCCCATGACGGAAATAGAAGGGACAGTATGGGAAATCCAGGTTTAGCCGATCAATACAGGAATATGGGTTGTAACTTCCTTCTGGAACACTTCACCAATCCTCCGGCATTGGGAAACAACAAAGGCTCCAACTCTATTGAGGAAGGCTTGATGGCTATGCTGCAAGCCGTGGAAGCAGGAAAATTCAAGGTATTCTCAACTCTATCAGACTGGTTTGAAGAGTTCAGAATGTATCACAGAAAAGACAATAAGGTGGTTCCTCTTAGAGACGACCTCATGTCAGCGACAAGGTATGCTTTTCAATCTCAACGCTTTGCCGTGGCTGGTGAAGACCCAGCATGGACACAAGACGTTGAATACAGGAACTACGGAATTATTTAATGGCTAAAGAAAAAATCACTGAAGAAGATTTAGTAACTAGAATCAGGGGAGAGATTACTGACTCTCTTGGTTATATGGGAGACACTATCTCTACCCAGAGGGAAATGGCTATGAAGTATTACTATGGCCTGCCTTTTGGTAACGAAGTAGATGGTCGTAGCCAATATGTAGATTCCACAGTTCAGGACACCATTGAATGGATTAAGCCCTCCTTGATGCGAGTATTTGCCTCCGGGGATGAAATGGTAAAATTTAATCCTCATGGTCCCGAAGATGTTGCTATGGCAGAACAAGCCACGGACTATGTGAACTATGTGTTTACCAAAGATAATCCAGGATGGGAAATTCTGTACTCTTGGTTCACTGATGCTCTTCTAAGCAAGAATGGTATAGTGAAAGTATGGTGGGAAGAGTATTCTGAAAGTCAGAGAGAGGAGTATCATGGCTTAGATGAGGTAGGTTTTACAGCTTTGGTTAGTGACGATGACGTTGAAGTTGTTGAACATACTGCGTATGAAGAAGCCGATATAACCAATGTCATGGTAACTATACACGATGTTGTTATAAAGCGCACTTCTTACAACGGAAAGATAAAGATTGAGAATGTTCCTCCCTCTGAGTTTCTTATCAGCAGGGAAGCGAAGGACTTACAAGAAGCCAGATTTGTTTGCCATCGTGTCTTAAAGACCCTATCTGAATTAAGAGAGATGTATCCAGATGAGGATATAGGACCAGAGGATTTAGGCGGTAGTGGTGATGATATGACATCCTTCTCCTCTGAGCGCCTAGAGCGTTATCAGTTTGATAAGTCGGCTCAATATTGGGAAGGCTGGGGTGGTGGTGATGACTTTAATGATGAGTCGCTACGAACGTATTGGTTATACGAGTCTTTCCTACAGACGGATTATGATGGTGATGGAATTGCAGAACTCAGAAAGGTATGTACCGTAGGGTCAAAAGTTTTAGCTAACGAGGAAATAGATAAAATTCCTTTTGTTTCTATCACACCGATAAAGATTCCGCATAAGTTCTTTGGATTGTCTATTGCTGATTTGGTGATGGACTTACAACTTATGAAGTCTACGCTGATGCGTAACCTCATGGACAATATGTACAACCAGAACTTTGGACGTTACGCCGTATTAGAGGGGCAGGCGAATCTCGATGACCTGCTCACCCAACGCCCTGGTGGGGTAGTGAGAGTTAAATCCCCTAACGCCGTGACGCCCCTCAACACTCCTGCTTTAGAACCCTACTCCTTCCAGATGCTTGAATACTTGGATGGGGTAAGAGAATCAAGAGCGGGCGTATCGAGGATGTCTCAGGGTATGAATGAGAACGCCCTGACATCACATACCACCGCAACCGCCGTTAATGCAGTTATGACGGCTGCTCAAAGTCGTGTAGAACTCATTGCCAGGAACTTTGCAGAGACTGGCGTAAAGGACTTAATGATAACGATATATGAACTTCTCCTTAAAAACCAAGACAAAGAAAGAGTGGTTAAGTTACGCAATGAGTGGATTCCGGTACGTCCTGACGTTTGGAATGACAAGTATGATTGCACTGTCTCTGTGGCTCTAGGCCACGGCAGTAAAGATCAACAGATGATGCATCTGTCACAAATGATTCAGTTCGCAGCGGAAGCAATGAAAGGTGGTTTAAGTATCGTCAACGAACAGAACATCTACAATCTGGGGGCAGCCTTGGTGAAGGCTATGGGCTTCCAGAATGTAAACGACTTCCTCACCGATCCCTCTATGGTGCCTCCACAGCAGAAACAACCTACACCTAAGGAGCAGGCTGATTTGTTAGAGGCTCAAGTTAAACAACAGGAACTTGAAATCAAGGCTGCTGAAGTTCAGATCAAGGCTCAGAAGATTCAACAGGAATACCAGAAACTAGCGGTAGACTCACAGTTGAAAGTGGAAGAGTTAAACCTTGAACGAGAACAGAACAGGGCCGTAGCTATAGGCGCAACATAAATGGATAATGACGAGAGGGAGCGAAGGGCTAACGGCCTTTTGAATAACCCGCTGTTTAATGAGATGTTCGAGGTAATAAGAAAAGATTTAATGAATCGTTGGGAATCCAGCGGTTCGACAGAGTTGGAGGCCAGAGAATCAATCTGGCTTGCGATGAGACTGCTTGATAGGCTTTATGGTCATATACAGTCCATAGTTGAAACTGGACATATGAATAAGGTTCTTGAAAAGCAACACCCATTCATCTAAAAGAGGAATTTAATTATGGCGGATACGCAAGAAGCCCCGCAACCTAGTGGTTTACAACCCATCCCCGCGCTGGGAGGAAGTATAACAGAAGCGCAAGAGGCATTACTCAGCCTGATGGAACCTGAAGAGGACAAACCAAAGGAAGAGGAAGCACGACCCACTGAAGAGGAAGAGTCTACCGAGGAAACTCAAGACGAATCATTGGAAGAGGAATCCGAAGACGAAGCCGAAGAGCCTGATGAGGGCGAAGAGGAAGAGTCTGAGGAAACTGACGACGGAGAAGAAGAAGACCCTCTATACGCCGTCACCGTAAATGGTGAAGAACATGAGGTTACCTTTGACGAACTCCTGAGAGGCTATTCACGCCAGTCAGATTACACCCGAAAGACGCAAGAACTGTCCAATGACAGGAAGCAAATGGAGGAACTGCAAAAACAGTACAACTCTGAGGTTTCCACCATACAGGCAGAGCGTCAGCAGTACATGGAATCTCTAAACCAGATCATAGCAAACTCATCGGCTGGTCTTGACAAGTTTGCAAATGTGGATTGGCAGTCCCTAAAGGACACTGATCCCATTGAATATGTCACAAAGAAAGAGGAGTTTCGTGAAGCGCAGGAGAAGGTTCAGCAGATGCAACAAGAGCAGTACCATGCTCAACAGCGTCATGCTGAAGAATCTAAGAAACTGCGCTCCCAGATTCTTCAGGAAGAACACGGCAAACTTTCCGCCGCTCTTCCAGAATGGAGTGAACCCGAAAAGCAGAAAAAGATGGCAACGGAAATCCGTGATTACGCTTCCAGCCAGGGATTCTCTGATGAGGAAATAAACTCTCTTGTAGACCACCGTTCTTTACTTGTTTTACTGAAAGCGTCCAAGTATGATGCAATGCAGAAGGCTGATGTGAAATCAAAGAAAATAAAGAACAAGCCGAAAGTAATACGCTCTGGTAAGGGGAGATCATCTCGTAATGAATCAAAAGCCAAGCGTACTGCACAAATGAAACGTCTCAAAGGGTCAGGGCATATAAATGATGCGTCTGCACTCTTAGAGGATTTTATAGACATCTAACTTTAGGAGGGAAATGCTATGGCAGTTCCGTCAAATACTAGGGAAACCTATGGTGCTATAGGTATCAGGGAAGACCTTAGTAATATTATATACAATATCAGCCCTATGGACACGCCGTTTCTAAACGGTTGTGGACGTGGTTCTGCTGATAACACTCAGTTTGAGTGGCAGACTGATGAGTTAAAAACTGCGGCGGCTAATATGCAGATTGAAGGCAATGATTACACTTCAACTGCTGCGACAGAGCCAAGGCGTTTGAGTAATTACACCCAGATTTCGGCAACGCAAGTCCAGAGTTCTGGAACTGCGGAAGCGGTCGATTTTGCGGGTCGTAAATCTACTCAGGCTTATCAACTCGCCAAACGCGCCAAGGAAATGAAACGCGACATGGAGTATATGTTGCTTCAGGGTACGGCAAAGGTTGCCGGTTCTTCTGGTACTGCTAGAGAAACCGCTTGCTTTCCAACTTGGATCGGAACCAATGATGCCGATACGACAAATATTGTAGCGGCTGCTGATGGTAGTGGTCTTACTAATTATGGATCAGGACTAACCTATCCAGATGGTACGACTAGTGCTACAACTGGTGGTGCTAACACGACCACCACTATTGCTCTAATCAACAATGTTGTTGAGCGTATCTGGAACTTAGGTGGAACACCCGATACTATTTTGTGTAACAGTACGGTAAAGGGTACTATCAGTAGTTCTAGTGTTGGTGGCGCTGTGGTTGCCGAACCCAGAGCCAATCACGGAGGGTCTGGCCCTATCACGGCTGTAAACGCGGTTGATGTTCTTGTTACGGACTTCGGCACGTTTAAGGTTGTGCCTGATCGGTTCATCCCGGCTACTAATGTTAATTTTGTAGACTTTGACCTTTGGTCAGTTGACTATTTGCGTCCATTCCGTACAGAAACTCTCGCCAAGTCTGGTGATAGTGTAAAACAGCTTTTGATTGCTGAGTATGGTTTGCGTGCTAAGAATGGCAACGGTAGTGGCCAGTTGAAGAGCGCAATCTAATTAGTCTTGGTTTAGCCCCCTTCGGGGGGCTTTGCCTTACAGGAGAAATAAGATGGCACATATAGGACAACCGCCCAGTAAGGGTACTGCGACAGCCATTGGCCCTGACATGAACCCTCCACCTTATGCAGAGGGTGAACCCAAACTTAAAAAGTATGGGGCTGGTGTGGATGGCGCTTTAGGTCATACAGATCATAATGGGTCTATTGATAATGTCATAAGCACGCAAGTTTCCAAAGTTGGAAAAGATGTTTATGGCTGGTAACAAGGAGAAATGCAATGAAAAAAGGTAGCGAACATTGGTCAGACAATCCTAAAGGTGTAGCCGCTGACAAAGCCAGTAAATCAAAAGGAAACGCTGAAAAGGGTCTTGAGGCTGCTATGAAACAGGATTCATCCAAAAGGAAATAATCTATGGCTAAATCTGTAAAACCAAAGAAGGTCGTAAAACCAAAGAGTAAATCTAGTAAGCCTATGACCTTTGAGGAAAAACTTTCTGATACAAAAGCCCGTATGAATAAGATTGTTGAGGGTGATGATCCGGGGTATCATTTGAGATGAGTGAACAAGTAAAACCTAATATGTTACATACTACTTTCCACCCTAGTTCGGATGAGAAAGAGTTTACCATTAACACCTACCAAGACTGTGAGCCTGTGTTAGAGGAGAATAAGAAAACCTATAATAATTATGGGGATAAGTTATCTCTTGGTAAGTCGAAAGATGGTGTAAGGGTTGCATCAATCCCCTTAAATGTATGGCAGAAGTGGATGCAGGAAACAAACGGGGCGATAGAGAAAGATCATAATCTTATGAAGAAGTATCTAAACGACCCTGATAACAAATATTTTAGAACAACTCCAACGAGGGTTTAATTATGTGGTTATACGCATTTGGCGTCTTAGGGCGCACACAGGTTGACACAACTAACGGTTACAGAGTCTTAAATCAAAACATATTCTTCTCGGCGCGTAACGTTACCTAATGATAAATACGTACGCTACCCTACAGACTGCGGTGGCTAATTGGTTAGACCGATCTGATCTAACCGATAGGATACCAGAGTTTATTGCTCTAGCGGAAGCCCGGATGAACCGGACTCTCCGCTTGGCAATAATGCTGAATGTAGATGAGACTACATTGGGAGGGGCCGATGCATTAGTCGGCGGCACTAGAGACTATGCGCTGCCTTCTGGTTACCTTCAGATGGTGGACTTCCATTTAAGGACAAGTCCAATCACTACGTTATCCTATCTTACGCCTGAGAACATGAACAGGATGTGGGCTGGTAGTCAGACTAGTAGGCCGTTGGCATATACGATCTTTTCAGATAATGCCAGTGGAACTCCTATAAAGAAGGTGAGGCTTGGGCCATCGCCAGATAGTGGCTATGATTATTCCATGATGTTCTATAAAAAGATTGATGCTCTATCTGATTCCAATACCACAGAACAGATGTTGACAGATAACCCAGATGTTTATTTATATGGTGCATTGTTAGAGGCAGAGCCATTCTTAATGAACGATGAACGTGTTCAGTTATGGGCTACTGCTTTTCAAGAATCTCTAAGGGCATTACAAGAACAAGATAATAAAGACCGTCATTCCGGTAGCGCAATGAGGGTTATGAACACTAGCGGGTACTACTAATGGCATTAGATACTGGAAATTACATTAGCGATTTTAATCGCGACAATCCTACGGCAACTGACTTAGTTAGTGAAGGCGATGACGTTCTTAGATTTATAAAGAAAGTTCTTCAAAAAACTTTCCCGATGGGAACAGATGCTGCTGGTACTGGCACTGGTGTAGGCCCAAATCAAGCGGTACAAGTTATCATAGCTAAGTCTTCGGCTCCAAGCATTACAGGAACCGCAGCAGAGTCTATGGGATTAGTATGGCTTGATACTTCTAATAACTTATTAAAGATTCGCAATCAGGCTAATGACGCTTGGATTACTTTAGCTGTTGATCCTGAAACTTCAAACTCAGTAGATGTAAACGCAGGAACTATTGATGGCGCGGTGATTGGCGGTACATCTGCTGCCGCCATTACAGGTACAACCATAAAAGCGGACACAAGCCTAGAGTTAGCAACAGGCGCAACAGTGACCGGTATTGATAATGCAACTCTAGCAACAGGCAGCGCCACCCTATTAGCGACGCAAGGAGCGGTCAAGACATATGTCGATGCACAAGTTACGGCGCAGGATTTGGATGTTATTTCTGACAGCGGTACTATCGACATTGATTTGGATTCAGAGAGTCTTACTGTTGCTGGTGGCTCGGGTCTTAATACTTCAGCGACTGGTTCGACGCTCACTGTAGCAGGAGATGACGCAACTACATCTGCCAAAGGTGTTGCATCATTCTCCTCTGATAACTTTGCTGTTTCATCTGGCGCGGTAACAATTAAGGATGCTGGTGTTGCTGACGCAGAATTGGCGGATATGCCAGCCAATACAGTCAAAGCAAGAAATGCCAACTCGACCGGTGTACCCGCTAATATAGCCGTAGCAGACACAGAATTACTCATAGGTAATGGGTCAGGGTTTACAACTGCAACACTGTCTGGTGACGCTACTATGGCAAACACTGGAGCGGTATCTGTTGTAAAAATACAAGGACAGGATGTTAGCTCAACAGCGGCAACCAATGACCAATATTTAAAATACTCTAGTGCTGCTTCAGAATGGCAGAAGGTAGATGTTCTAGCACCTGACCGTCTAACGACTAAGGGTGACTTACTTGTCTATAACACTGTTGACTCAGAGACAAGATTACCTGTTGGAACAAACGGACAGGTCTTAACCGCTAATTCATCCGCTACGAATGGTGTGGATTGGCAAGACCCAGTAGATAACGCAGCCGCAATGGCCCTAGCATTAGGAGGATAACATGGCTAATACATTCGTAAACGCGGGGGTCGCAGTGGGAACATCACGTACTACTGTATACACTTGCCCAGCAGCAACACAAGCGGTAGTCAATGCCGTATATCTATCTAATGTAGATGGAACAAACTCTGTGGACGCATCATTAGAATGCACCACTGACGGTGGCAGCACTTATTTTTACATAGCAAAGACTGTTCCGGTTCCGGGTGATTCAACCCTTGTAGTAGATAAGGCAGTAAATCTTGAGGCTGGCGATATACTTGCTGCTACAGCATCAGCCACTGGCGACCTTCAGTGCGTCGTAGGTGTCTTGGAGATCACATAATGTCTTACATGGGAGTGGTCAGGCCGACTATTGCACTGACATCATCAGACATTGCAGATGATGCAGTAACCACTGCGAAGATAAATGATGACGCAGTGACTGACGCAAAGTTAGCCAACTCAATAAATACAGATATCTCTGCCAATACAGCTAAGGTAACCAATGCTACTCATACTGGTGATGTTACGGGTGCAACGGCCCTTACTATCGCTACAGACGCAGTAGATATAGCCATGCTTAGCGCAACTGGTACGGCAGACGCTACTACCTTTTTAAGGGGTGATAATAGTTGGGTGGTTCCAACCGGTGGGTTGTATGAGTCTTATGCGGTTATTGGAGATCAAAAGGCATCTGGTGTGAGCATGCAAACTGTTACATCAGGGGCATGGCGAACACGCGATTTAAATACAGAAGTTTTCGATCCTGATGGAATAGTGTCCATTTCAAGCAACCAATTCACATTAGGAGCGGGAACTTATTTTATTCGTGCAAGTATACAAGTGACTAAAGGTACAAATCAGTCAACAAGACTTTATGACATTACAAATACTGCCGTTAAAGATTATGGGGGAGCCACTTATATAGATGGTGTGCATAACTTTCCCATGCAGTTACCACTTTGTTCTAGGATAAGCCCGTCTGGTTCAACCGTTTATGAAATTCAACAAATCGTTACTGGAACGGCGACACCCGGATCGAATAGTGACCATAGTGTGCAGTGGTATATGTACGTAGAAATTTTTAAGGAGGCTTGATAATGAATATCGATCTTGCAATCCTTCATCTTGGGAAAAATAATAATTTCTACAGGCATGATGGGATAAAAATTACTTATTGGGGTAAATGCTTGCCAGATGACCCAGATAATCCAGACATAGAGCCAACCCAAGCAGAATTAGAATCTGCATGGGCACAAGTGGTGGCAGATAGAGAGGCAACAGAATATCAAAAATCAAGAGAGAAAGAATACCCACCGATAGGCGACCAATTAGACGCCCTGTTTCATGCCGGTGTATTTCCCGCAGAAATGGCCGCAAAACTACAGGCAGTTAAAGACAAGTATCCCAAGGTATAAATTATGGCACTAACAAAAGTAAAAGAGGGCGTAAGAACG